GTACATCGCGGTCGGCGTGGACTTCGGGCACGCCGACCGCGATGTACTCCGGGCGCAACGCGCGGATGGCGTGACGATGGCAGACGGCGAGAGCAATCGCGGCGGGTCGAGCATCGGCGAGCGCGTCGAAGCGTTGAAGGCGTTCGTCATCGGCGACGAGACCACGCGCGAGACCTCGCGCGCGGTCGACGAACTCACGAAGAGCTTCGAGCAAGCCGGGGCGATCACTCCGCCGTTCGATCCGCGAGTGCTGAACGACCTGTTCGAGAACTCGTCGGCGCTTCGTCCGAACGTCGACGCGTACGCGACGAACATCGACGCGAACGGCTTCCACTTGGAGCCGTCGGTCTCGCTCTCCGGCGACGACGCGCGGAAGATCGTTCGCGATGCGATCTACCTCGAACGGCTCGAAGCTCGCGACAAGGGTTCGACGGTTGATCCGATTCCGAGCGAGGACGAGGTTGCGGAGCGGATCAAGATCGTCGAGCAAGCGATGGCGCTCGAACGGATGCGCGTGCTTTCGTTCTTCGACGCGTGCACGGTCGAAGAGTCGTTCACGTCGCTTCGTCGACGCACGCGGCAAGATCTCGAAGTCACGGGGAACGCGTATTGGGAGATCCTCCGCGACTCGCGCGGGCGCGTGACGCAGTTCGTCTATCTCCCGGTCGCTTCGATGCGGCTCACGACGCAGGGGCGCGACTTCGTGCCGGTGGTCGTGCCGCGACGGCTGACGCCGATCACGGTCGTTCGTGAGAAGCGTCAACGTCGCTTCCGTCGCTTCGTGCAGATCGTCGACGGCTCTCCGAACTCCGCGGTGTTCTTCAAGGAACTCGGCGATCCTCGCGTCATGTCGTCGAAGACCGGCGCGTACTACGACACCGATCTCGCGATGAAGGCGAAGGAAGGTCCGACCGCGACGACCGCGACCGAGGTCTTCCACTTCCGGATCGCATCGTCGGGCACGCCGTACGGTGTGCCGCGATGGATCGGCGCGTTGCTCGCGGTCTTCGGCACGCGACACGCGGAAGAGGTGAACTACCTCTACTTCGAGAACAAGTCGGTTCCGCCGTTGGCGATGCTCGTGAGCGGCGGGCGCGTGTCCGCTGATTCGGTGAAGCGGATCGAGAGCTACGTCGAGAACCAGATCAAGGGGAAGAAGAACTTCCACAAGATCCTGATCATCGAAGCGGAGCCGACGGGCGGCGACGTCGAGAACAACGGGCGGATGAAGATCGAGCTTCGTCCGCTCACAATGGCGCAACAGTCGGACGCGCTCTTCCAGAAGTACGACGAGCGGAACTCCGACAAGGTCGGGATCATGTTCCGACTTCCGCGAATGCTCCGCGGCGACGTGCGCGACTTCAACCGCTCGACCGCGGAAGCGGCGTTGGAGTTCGCGGAGCGGCAGGTCTTCGGACCGGAGCGCGTGGAGTTCGATTTCACGATCAATCGCTTCGTGCTCGCAGACCTCGACGTCCGCTACTTCAAGTTCGTGAGCAACTCGGTTCAGGTTCGCGATCCGCAGGTCATGGCGAACATCATAGCGAAGCTGAAAAGCGCGAACGTACTCGTCGCGGCGGACGCTCGCGACCTCGTCGGCGAACTCGTCTTCGATCGCAAGCTCCCCGAGATCGATGCGGACTGGATCTATCAGCCGGAGATGCTCACGCAGGTCGGAATCCCGTTCGACACCGAAGGTGAAGATCGGTTCATCCCATCGCGCGAAGATGCGATCCCGCCGAACGGTCCCGATCCGACCGCTGACGGCGTGGTCTCCGAAGCGTTGAAGGGTGGTCGTGCGACTCCGCGCGCGGTGAACATCACGCGTCGGTTCGGCTCGAAGAACGTCGCGGCTCCCGACCTTGCGGCGATGGCGTCGGAGATCATCGCGCTTCGCGACGCGCTCGTCGCGGCGGAGAAGGAAAGCGCGGCGAAGCGATTCCGCGACGCGGTCGGGAAGGACGACGCGGGCGACGACTCCGCGCGCTCGACGATCTCGAAGAGCGACGACGAAGGCGAGACGATCGAGCTTCGCGTCCCGCTCTCGGTTCTCGTCGACGAACTCGGGATCGAACCGACGTGATCGACTTCGCGCGAATCGTTCGGGCGCGGAAGGCGGCGGAGGATGCTCTCGGCGTCATCGTCACGGCGAACGTCACGAAGGCGCTCGACCCGCTCGACCGCGAGGACTTCCTCCGGATCGCTTCGCAGGTCGCGACGGCGTTGCAGAACGACGCGCGCCCTTACGAGGTGTCGGCGGTCGCTCGTGCGATCGATGCGATCTCGGGGGTCGAGTGGGCGTCGCTCACGCGCGAGGAAATGAACGCGGCGATCGACGCGATCCGCTCGATCACGAACGACGTCGGGAAGGTCGTCATGCCGTCGGTCGGCGAGACGTTTCGGATCGCCGGCGGGCAGACGATGGCGGCGACGCGCGAGAGTTCGATCCGCCGGTTCGGGTTCGAGATCCAGACGTCGCTCGCGCAGCGCGACCTCGTGGCGGAGCGATGGATTCGGAGCCTGAACACGTTGTACGTGCGAGACGCGTACGGCGTGCGCGCTGACGATCTCGCGGCGGTCGCGCGTGAGATCGTGACGAACGGCGTCGAGCAAGGGCTCGGGTCGTCGACGATCGCGGAGCGGCTCGCGGAGACCGTCGGCGCTCGCATCGCGCAACCCGCGAGCTATTGGCAGGTCATCGCGACCGCGTTCTCGAACACGGGGCGCACGTTCTCGCAACTCGGATCGTTCCGCGACGCGGGGATCACGTCGTACCAGTTCGAGGCGGTGCTCGACGAAGTCACATGCTTCGGCGCGGGGACGCGCGTGAAGATGGCGAACGGGCGCGAGCGGAAGATCGAGAACGTGCGCGCCGGCGATCTCGTCATGTCGTGTCGTGGGATTCCGAGGCGTGTCACCGCGCTTCGCATCTTCGCGAAGCGGACATGGGGAACCGTCCGACTCTCGACGGGGCGCACGATGCGCGTGACGCCGAACCATCCCGTCCTCACCGCGCGCGGATGGGTTCGCGCGGGGCAACTCGAATCGAATGATCGGATCGTGGCGTATGACCGAAGGAACGTGTCGAAGCTGTGGGACGTCGCTCGAACGGAAGCCGACCGGCCGAGCGAAGGTGGTCTGCGATCCGTGCCTTCGGGCTATGAGAGTTCCGCCGCGTCCTTGTCGTACGTGCGCGCGGATGTTTCAGCCCGATCCGAGTTCGAAGAACGCATCGAGGCGATATTGCTCGGACGAGTGCAAAGCACCGACGACGACGTGCTCGCTCTGCGCGACTTCGTTTCGAATGCTCCGGCTCTACCGAAACCGTGGGCAAGGGCGCTATTGCTCCGTGACATGCAGGCGAGCGGCGTTCGTGAAGGGCGTTCCGGAATCGGCTCGGACGAAGACGTGCAAGCGATGCCGATGCACGTTCTCGATCTCGCCGGGGGAAGTGATCTCGGGCAAGACGCGGGAGCATTGCTCGAAGGCGTGTCAGAGGGCGATCGTGACGCTCGCGTGCGAGTGTTGCGGGAAGATCTTCGAGCGGAAGCGCGTGCCGGCGGCGACGGCGCGGTTTTGCTCGCTGGCGTGCTACCGGAAGCACGGGGGCGAGACGAGCATCGAGCGGATGGTTCGACTCGCTCTCGAATCCGAAGGCTTCCTCTTCGCGACCGAGGTGAAGATCGGTCGGTGGTCGGCGGACTTCCTAGTGGAAGGGACGACCGTTCTCGAAGTCGACGGGGAGTATTGGCACGCGAAGCCGTCAGTCAGGGCGCGCGATGCGAAGCGGGACGCCGAGATGGTGAAGGCGGGCTACCGCGTGATCCGATTGGCGGAGCGCGAGGTGAAGGCGGACCCGCAATGTGCGATCCGCGCCTTGCAGGCTTGTGGCCTTACCCCGCTCGCGAGCTTGCCGAACTCGCGAAGTTCGTCGAGATCGAGTCGATCGACTGGGAGCTGACCGCGAGTGATGAGCCGGCGTACGACATCGAGGTCGAAGAGGATGCGGGCTACATCGCCGAGGGCGTGATCGTCCACAACACCGACCAGTGTCGCTTCTACCACGGGCAGACGTTCAACGTCGGCGAGTCGGTGGCGCGGATCGAATCGCTGACGCAGCTAACCGATCCGGAAGCGGTGAAGAACGAGAACCCGTGGATTCGCACGGGGCGCGATGAAGAGGGGAATCGAATCCTGTACTTCACGCGCGACGGCGAACGCACGACGATCGCGACGATCGAACGCTCGGGGGTTGGAGCGCGCGACGATCGCGGGAGCTACTCCGGCGCGGCGAGTGCTTCGCAACTTTCGGGATTCGGCATTCCGTGGCCGCCCCTGCATGGAAATTGTAGGAGCACTATCCTCCCCGTTTTGTGATGCGGTGGCGGGATGAAGGAATTGCAACTCTCGCGCGGCGCCGTTGCCTTGGTCGACGACGCCGATTTCTTCCGACTTTTGAAGCTCGCGCGGCGATGGTCGCTCGCTACGCGTGGACGTACGCGCTACGCGGTTCGGTGGGAAAAGATCGATGGCGTCCGAACGTGTATCTACCTGCACCGATGGATTCTCGACGCTCCGCCGGGGAAGGTCGTCGATCACATCAACGGGAACGGTCTCGACAATCGACGCGCGAATCTTCGGATCGTGACGCAAGCTGAGAACATGCTGAATCAGACGACGCCGCGGAAGGCTTCGAGTGGTTTCGCAGGTGTCGCGTTCGTTCCATCGTCGGGCAACTGGCGTGCGTACGTGAACGTCGGGAATCGGCAGGTCTCGATCGGTGTGTGGCCTACTCCGGAACTCGCGGCGGCGGCGCGCGATCGATACGTGATCGCGAATCATCCGACGGCGCCGCTGAACTTCTCCGATGGGCTTCCGTTCGATGGGCAAGAGATCGATGACGCGCAGATCCGAAAGTCGCGCACGGAGACACCGGGCGTGCGCGAGCATCATGGAGCGTGGGAAGCGTACGGGCGGCGCGACGGGAAGAAGATCTACCTGGGACGATTCGCGACCGCGGAGGAAGCGATCGCGGCTCGCGCGGCGAGTCGATCCGGGTGAGGTGTCTCTGGCCGGAGACACGCTCTCGACATGCGGAACGCGTCGGGGCATGATTGCGTCGTGGCTGGCGAAATCTTCGGACTCGGGATCACGGAACCGAACGCGCTCGGGAAGCTCTCGCGAGCGATCGAGAGCGCGGTCGCGCGGAGCTTCGCGGAAGACGGCTCGACGGCGACGCGCGACGAAGTTCGCCGGCGCGGCGCGTTGTGCCTCGCTCTCGTTCGAGAGCTTCGCGGCGATCTGAAATGGAGCCTCCCGCGGATCTGCGATGCGCTTCCGCGCGGGCTTCGTGCGAAGCTCGACGGAACGCCATGGAACCCGGAGCACGAGCGCGCGGTCTGGACTCCGCCCCGCGACCTCGTGATCCCGGGGCGATGAACCAAACCGCGAGCGAGGTAGGAACATGACGAATCGAGTACAGATCCGGAAGAGCGACGAGAGCACGACGACCGACGAGAGCACGGAGGGCGCGTCGTCGCTCGACGCGTCGATCGAGACCGTCGATTCGATGCTCGACGAGATGGACGGCTTCCGCCGTTTCGACTCCGCCGGCTTCGACGGCTACGTGGCCGAGCAGACGAAGGCCGCGGAGAAGGAAGAGGGCGACGTCCGCAAGGCGCGGCTCGTCGCGCTCCGCGAAGCGATGGAAGCCGCGAAGTCGGCGTTCGCTTCCGGCGGCAAGGCGCGGATCAAGATGTACGTCGATCCGGACCAGCAGCAGACGACGAAGGCGGAGGTCACTCCGCCGGCGAATCTCCCCGTCGACGCGAACGGGATCGCGTTCGCGAACGTCGACGTCGTGAAGTCGGTCGTCGGCTCGCTCCGCTTCCACGTCAACAAGGCCGACGGCTCGGTCGTGCCGGTCGCGAAGGCTGGCGAGTCGCGAGCGATGCTCGATCGTCTCGCGCTCGCGCTCGGTCTCGAACCGTACGACGGCGAGACGAAGGTCGACCCCTACCGCATCGCGTGGAAGGTCGAGGACGCCATTTGCGCGCTGGGCAAGCTCGCGCAAATGGACGAAGCCTTCGCGATGTTCGGGACCATGACGGGCGTTCTCGGCGCGATGGCGCCGGCGGCGCCGGCGAGCGGAACGACGTCGGAGCCCCCGATGGTCGAGACCGAGGTCGAGACCGAGGTCGAGGCCGCGGCGAAGTCGGCGGGCGAGGGCTCGTCGGCGGTGTCGAAGGCGGCGGGCGATCGCCCGCTCGTGAAGCCCGGGTCGATCCGCGACTCCGAGGGCTGGCCGCTGGACTTCAACGCGTGAGGGAGAACGGGATGCGCGTACGTCGTCGCAAGTCATCGGGTGGAGCGAGCGCGGAGCACGCGCAGCGCTTCGCCGCGGACAAGATCGCGAAGTCGGTCGCGCTCCCGTTCGTTCTGACGTCGGAAGCCGTCCGCGCTGGCGCGCTTCCTCCGCTGGGCGATCCGGGCATGGCTCCGACGCTCGCGGCGAGCGTTCCCCCCGAGTTCCGATTCTGGCAGGCGAGCGACGTCGAGACCGCGAAGAGCGTTCGCGATGCGCTCGTCGAGGCCGAGGTCTTCGACGAAGACGCGATCGCGCTCGTCGACGGTGCTCCCTACCGCGTGGTCTCGAAGCGGTTCCTCGCGGTCGTCGACGACGTCGCGACCGAGCCCGTGCGGAAGGCCGACGATTCGATCTTCGCGGCGTCGCTCTTCGCCGGCGAGGTCGAGGTCGTCGATCTCCGCGTCGACGCGTCTACGCGCTCGACCGCGGACCGATGGGTCGCGCTCGTCGTCGACGACTCCGACGGCGCTCGCGTCGCGAAGGAACTCGGCGGCGTGTCGTTTCGCGTGACGACTCGTCTGGGCTTGCTCTTCGTCTCGAAGACGGCTCCGCGTGCGAGTCGTCTCGTCGAGTTCGTCGAGAGCAGGGTCGACGCGCTCGCGAAGTCGGCGCCGGCTCGCGCTCGCTTCGTGAAGGCGGACGACGCCGACGAGGAGCGCTACGTGCTCGGGATCGTGCTCGAACCCGAGACGCTCGACGCGCAAGCGGACATCTACTCCGCCGACGAAGTGCGAAGCGCGGCCCATAAGTTCCTCGAAAACTACGGGCAGATCGGGCTTCAACATGCGGAGATCGTCACGGGCAAGATCAAGATCCTGGAGAGCTATCTCGCTCCCGCGGACTTCTCGATCGGCTCGCAGACGATCAAGGCGGGGACATGGCTTCTCGGTGTTCGCGTCGTCGACGATGCGCTCTGGCAAGCGGTGAAGGATGGAAGCTACACCGGCTTCTCGATCGGCGGTTCCGCCGTTCGGTCTCCGGATGGTGCGGCGCTTGCGTGAAGATCGCAGGGTCGAATACACTCGTGCGCGTGAGGTTCTACGATGGCAGGAACGGCATTCCGACTGACTGACATCGAGGTCGAAGAGGTCTCGGTGGTGGATCGCGCGGCGAACCAGCGGCGCTTCCTCGTCGTGAAGTCGTCGACGTCGACGCGTCTCGGGGCGGAGGTCGTCGCGGGTGCCGATGGTGCTCTCACGATCGCGAAGGCGCCGGGCGATCCCGCGCCAGCAGCGGAGCCTCCCGCGGCGGAGCCTCCCGCGGCGCCGGTGTCGGAGCCCGACGCGGACGCGATGCTTCCTCCGACGATGCGGATCGCGCTCGACGTGAAGGACGAGATCATCCGCCGACTCGACGCGGTCGCGGCGAAGTTCGCGGAGGTCCGCGCGATGCTCGAAGCCGCGGAGGTCGTCGAAGGCGTGGTCGAAATGCCGGCCGAGATCCTAGGCGCGCTGAACGCCGCGCTCGACGTTCTCGAAACCGGCGGGCCGGATGGCGAGGTCGCGAAGGGGCTGAAACAGTTCTCGCGCACGCGGACGGCGAACATTCGCACGGCGTACGAAACGCTGGGTGCGATCCTCGGCGAGATCGAGGTCGCTCCGCCGGCGGCGGATGCTGGCGGAACCGCTGGCGTCGACGCTGGCGCGGTCGACGCGCTCGCCGACGTCGCGAAGGCGGCGGACGTGAAGGGGCTCGAAGCGACGATCGCGAAGGGCTTCGAGAAGCTCGTCGCGATCGTGGCGAAGAGTTCGGCGGCGCAACGGGAAGCGATCGAGAAGAACGCGGCCCGGCTTGCGGAGTTCGAGGCTTCGCGTACGGTCGCGACCTCGAACGCGAGCGAGAACGAAACGATTTCGGTGGCAAAGTCGAACACGTCCGATGGTGTGGCGTGGCCGATGGACATGAATCCACCGCGCGCGAAGGCATGACGCAACGGGCGTCGAACGTGCGGAGGTGGTCTCCGCGAGGAGTGGAACGAACATGAGCGGACTCGACAATCGAAGCATCCTGGCGAAGGCGGATCTCGCGCTCGCCGATATCCTCGGCAGCAACGGCGTTCTCCAGCCGGCGCAGGCGCAGGAGTTCGTCCGATTGCTGATCAAGCAGTCGAAGATCCTCGGCATGGCGACGGTCACGCCGCTCAAGGCGCCCAAGCAGATCGTCAACAAGATCCGCTTCGCGAACCGCGTGCTCCGCCGCGGCTACGAGGGGCAGGCGCTCCCGGATGCGGATCGCACCAAGCCGAACTTCTCGAACGTCGAGCACGACGCGCAGCTGTTCAAGGCCGAGGTCCGGATCACCAACGAGACCCTCGAAGACAACATCGAGGGCGAGCGGCTCCGCGACACGATCATGAGCTTGCTCGCGGAGGCGGTCTCGCGCGACATGGAGGAGGTGATCGTCAACGGCGACACCGCTTCCGCCGATCCGTTCCTCGCGGCGTTCGACGGCATCCTCAAGCGCGCGACGTCGAACCTCGTGAACGGCGGCAACGTCGCGCTCTCGAAGACGACGCTCCGCGACATGCTCAAGACGCTTCCGAGCGAGTTCCTCCGGAACAAGGCGAGCATGCGGTTCCTGACCTCGGTCGACGCCGAGATCGACTACCGCGATTCTCTCTCGGATCGCCTGACGAACCTCGGCGACACCGCGCTCGCGGCGATGGGCGAGAGCACGGCGCCGGTCGGCTACTCGGGAATCCCGGTCGTCGACGTGCCGCTCTTCCCCGAGAACCTCGGCGGCGGAACGAACCAGACGAACGTCATCCTCACGGACCCGAAGAACATCGACGTCGGGATCTGGCGCCAGATCCGGGTCGAGACCGACAAGGACATCAGCGAGGGCGTGCTCAAGATCGTGGCGACCCTCCGGTTCGACGCGCTCTACCAGGAAGAGACCGCGGTCGTGAAGGCGACCGCCGTGAAGGTCTCCGCCTGACGAGCGGCGAGGGGTCGCGCTTCGGTCGACCCCTCGCGTGAACGAACCGAAGAACACGAACACGACCACGATCAAGAACTCGAACTCGAAGAGGTGCAGGCATGGCAATCGGAGCGATCACCACCACGGAGCAGACGCCGACGAACGGACCGCAGCGCATGGACGCGATCTCGTTCGCCGGCGACGGCGCCTATCCCACGGGCGGAACCGCCGCGTTCCAGACGACGCTCCGCGCGGCGCTGGGCGTCGGCAACGTCGACGTCGTCGCGGTCATCCCGATCGATTGCGGCGGCTACGTGCCGGCGTGGGACAACGCGACCGGCAAGCTGAAGGTCTACCACGGGAACAACGACGGCGGCGCCGACGGTCCGCTCGTCGAGGTGCCGAACGCGACCGACCTCTCGGCGGTCACGTTCAAGGTGCTCGTCGTCTCGAAGTGACGACGTGAACTCGCGATCGGTTGCGAGTGTCGGATGATGGAAGAGCCCGGGTCGTATAGACTCGGGCTCTTTCACGTTCACGGAGGAAACCAGCATGACCATGTTCGTTCGATTGAAGCCCTACAACCCGCGACGCGGACACGTCCGCCGGCGGCAAATGGTCGAAGGTGTCCGCTTCGACGGGGAGCACAACTGGTATCGGATCGACGACCACGCGTTCGCGGAGCGGCTCCGCGTGATGACGCAGGACGAGAACGATCCGGAATCGGCGGCGCTCTTCGACGTCTGCACGGAAGCGGAAGCCCGCGCGATCCAGGAACGCGAGCGGGAGCGCAAGGGCTCGGCTTCGGTCGACGATGCCGCGGCGTCGACGCCGGAAGTCGCGCGCAAGCGCGGAGCTTCGACGGTGACGACGAAGGACACGAAGCCGGCGGCGGACTGGCCCGACGACATGAACGGCGGCGAGATGATCGACCCCGATCCGAACGGCGACGATCTCGCCGGCGACCCGACTCCGCCGCGCGCGAGCGAGATCGGGAAGATCCCGGACGAGCCCGCGGCGTCGGAACCGGCGGCGAGCACGAAGCCGCGCACGCGGAAGCGCTGACGTCTCGCGCGGCGTCTCGCGTCGGGATAAGATCCGACCATGCCGACTCCGCCCCCCTACATGATCGACAAGCCGACGACGTTCGTCGTCGGTGCTCTCGGTCGTCTCGTCGATCCGTTCTCGATCGAGGTCGCGGTCTACGACGTGAGCACGGAGGCGAAGCAAGCCGCGCCGGTTCAGGTCTTCCCGACGTTGCCGGCGACGCGCTACACGCTCTTGCCGGGCGACAAGATCGGGACCGGCTACTTCTCCGCGCCCTACGTCGCGGCGCCGGCGGAAGCGAAGGGGCGGCGGCTCGTTCGATGGTGGGTCGTGCTCGAATCCGGCGGCGACGAACTCACTTGGACGACGGAGTGGGAAGTTCTCGCGAGCGCGATCCCGCGCATGGGTCCGGCGTACGCGATGGTCTCCGACTTGCGGGACGAGGGCTTCACGGCCGCGCAGCTATCCGACGTTCGCGCGCAGACGACGATCGTCGCGGCGTCGCGGATGATCGAGCGCTTCACGGGGCGCGTGTTCGTCCCGGTGCCGAAGACGATCAACGCGGATGGGAAGGGCTCCGCGGCGTTGCTTCTCGACGAGCCGATCGTCGCGGTGAACGCGATCACGATCGACGACGACTACTACACCGGGATCGGATCGTCGACGGTCTCGGACTTGCTCCGCGTCTACAATCGGCACGTCCGCGACGGGCTCACGATGCCGGACGATCGCGAGAACCCGCGGATCGAGTTCTTCCACGCTGACGGCTTCGGTCGGAACGTGAGCTACGGCGCGCGGATGGTCTTCCCGCGCGGGCAACAGAACGTCCACGTCGACGGCGTCTTCGGCTACACGGACCCCGACGGTTCTCCGATGGGGCGAACTCCCGAACTCGTGCGACGTGCGACGGTGCTTCTCGTGCGTCGGCTCTACGGCAAGGTCGGCGATCCGAACTCGGGGAGCGAGGCCGCGGCGTGGCGTGTGACGGGCGAGAAGACGCGGGACCAGTCGGTGCAG